AAATCGTTGACCCACATAATTGCACACCATCAACAACAATTGGTACAAGATACTTAGTTGATAGTGAAATTTCTAATTGTAAATTATGGGGTGATTTTATATATGAAGATGGAACCCCATTAACTCAACAAGAAAAAGTTAATGAAGGTTCAATTATTCAATTAACACCAAATGGTTGGATGATAAGTTTAGACCCAACAGTTCAAAGAGGCGTATATTACTTAAGAGATAATTCCTCTCCACTACATCTTTACACATACAATAATGAATATAATATGTGGGTTGATGTTATCAACAAAGAGTATCCTATTGGATTCTGGAGAATTAGTGAAAGGAATATTTAGAGCTTACAATAAATAATTATATATTGATGAGGATTATAAAATGGCATTAGAATTAAAAGATATTTTACAAACAATGAAGAAAACCTATGGTTTTGTTGTTAGAATCGCATGCGAAGATGACTTTAATAAAACATATGGTGATAGAATAAATGTATTAAAAACAATTCTTACAGGTAAGGGTATGACAAAAATGTCTGAAGCAAAGGCATTACCATTGTCCGCACAACCTTTTGTATTCCAAAGATTAGAAGGTTTCATTGGAAAATATTACATTATTAATATTGAATTTGAATATCCTATTACTCCAACAGAATTGACAAGCGAATTTACAACATTATTGAATCTTAATAGAGCATATATTGTTGTAAGAACAGCCGAAAATCCTTTCAATAAGTATGAAACAGATTATTTGAAATATAATGAAGAAGATTATATTCCTCAATTAGTCGCAGAAGAAATGCCACATGATATTAAAGAAGAAGATTTAGTTGGTGATGATTATAATGAACAATTAGTTAAGAAATTACAATCTAAAGAAGCTAAAAAATATCAACATCAATGGGCAGAAGTAGATAAAAAAGATTATAAAGGACAATAATATGAAAAATATTAATCAACAAATTCAAGAAACATTAAAATTAGCAGGTGTTCAATTGAATGAAGCACCATATGATGAACAAGATATAAAAGATTATCAAGCAAAATATAGTTATTTTAATGATAGTTCAAGTCAACTAAATCAACAATGGAAAACTCTTGGTGATTTTAGAAGAGCAACAAAATCATTACCAGATGATACTGCTATCTATGGTATGGATAGTGAATATGGTTTTACAACACTTGTAAGAAGCGGAATTGTAACAAACCCAGAAACAAAAGAAACAGCTATTCTAGTATTTGCTGACCCAAGAGATTAATAAGAAAGGATAATAACAATGGTTGAAAAAGTAACTCCTGGTGAAGAATATGATTTAGACATGGGTAAATTAGACCCTAAATCACGTGATTTTTTCTATGATGCTTTTTCACATGAAGCAAACAAATCATTAAAAGGTAAATCATTAAATGATTTAATTAAAACTGTTTTGCCTAGAGAACAAGAAGAAATTATTTCCAAAATCAAAGAATTACCTAGAGATAAAAGAGCTTTCTTGACCGATGCTATTCGTTATTGGCAAAAAGAAGGCGATATTGATAATATCATTGAATTTTTAGAAGGATATTTGAATATTGAAATTTATTCTCCAGAAGAAAGAGAAGAAATGAAAAAATATTCCAGTGATGTTGAAGAATCAGTAAATGCTCAAATAACAGAAACTTTGAGATTAGCTGGCGTTCAATTAAATGAATCAGCAATTAGTAACTTAGATGATGCTGCTAAATTTGTTTCAACAGAATTAGTTAATAAATTTGGAAACGCAGTACCAGCCACAGAAGAAGAAAAATCTTATGCTGATGAATTAATCAACATGGCAACAATTAAATATAATGTTCCAGAAGATAGTTTAAAAAATAAACTTGGAATTGTAGAAGAACCAAAAATAGAAGAGGAAGAAGAAGCAGTTCCAGGAGAAAAAATCGAAGAGGTCTAATTTAGACCTCTTTTTTTCCGACAATAGCCATTACTTTATTTGATATATCATTACTTCCACAAACTGTTATCAGTCCGCCATCATATTTAATTTTCATATTTTGGTCTTTTAATGAATTGACGGCTATACCTAAATATTCTACACTAAAATATAATCCTTTATCAGTAAATGGAGTAGTATAATTGGCTTGAACTAAAATCTTACCATTATCAATAGTTTTAGATTCATCACCAAATACAAAATATAAATCTTCACCTTCTTTCTTAACCTTAAAATACTTTTCATTAGTTAAAGAGGATAATTTAGAAATTTTACTCATCATATCTGCATCAAAATTTGGCATACTATTCTCTTCCAATGACTTTAGTGTAAACTTTTTACCTTTATAAGCATTCAACAAATCATCTTGGCGAGAAATAAATGTATAGTTTTGAAGATAATGGGTCATCTTCATTGCGCCATTCTTTATTTTCAATACATTTGGATAATCTTGTTCATCACATTCCAATTTCATAATACAAGCATCTGGTGTTGATGAATCATAAAATGAAGAAATAATTGCAGCAACTCCTGCCCAATCTCTAAATGCAAACTCTTTATTATCCCATCCATCATTTACGCTTTCAGCATAAATGTATAATTGTTTATCTTCAGTTGTTGAAGATACTCTTAACTTTTTATCAGAACTTGGATGACACACAATTGTCTTACAATCTGTTCTCATAAATGATTTAGTTAAATCTGCTAATACACTTTTTAACATATCTTATCTCCATTTCAGTTGTTATTATACATCAATTTTTTCCATCTGTCAAGCCTAATTTTTTTCTCTTATAATATTCTTTATATGCTTGCTGTGTTTCTTTATGCAAAATGCTGTACCATCTATTTTTCCCTGCTTTACTCAGTGATTCAAACAATTCGTCTGATTCACCATTTAATTCCCAAGCATTATGCGCCACCGCTTCATCTGATTCAAAGTTGTGTGGCCACACTTGTGGAATATAATATGGAACTGTCTTAAAAGCAAATCTCATAAGTTTTTCAACATCTTTTGGTGTTGCTCTATTACGACTAAAAATCCATTTATCCACCCAAAAAAATATTAAACCTCCAATTAAATTAGCAATAATAGTTGCCCAAGTTGTTCCCAATGATGCTAACCAAATAACGCATACTGCTAAAATTGGTGTAGATAATTGCCAACGAATTAAATATAAAATATATTTCTTAATCATTTATACCTCTAACAAAAACTAATAATACTGTTCAATTCTTCATTATCATCTTGAATCATACCTAAACTCAACCCCCAATTCAAAATACCATAGATTGAATCAATTGTTTCATCAACGACAGAATCCTTCATACTTTGTTCATCAAATGGTAATTGTTTAAACCATCTAGGAATTGTATTAATATCTTTAGGCAATGCAATTGATGTTAAACCGAATGGATTATTTGTCTTTAATTTACAAACAATAACCTTTTCACCATCTAAAATTTTTGGAGACCTTCTATCATTCATCATACCAAGCATTCTATTCCAGTTAATACTTGCCCTAACATGTCCAGGAATTCTTGCTTTTAAATCTTTTCTCAATTCACCAGTATAATATGTTAGTTTATTAACCGCTCGTGGTGTTCCTTTTTCCCATGGCTTCAGCTTATCCCAAGAATTATTCTTGAAATTTCTTAATATTTCAACAAGTTTCTCTTTAGAACCTTCAACTAGCAAAGATTTCATCATGTTTTCTAGCAATGCTTTAACTAATTCTGGTGTATCACTACGTCTGATTTGAAGACCCATGATTTTCAATTTTCCTGGCTTACCATGCGTATCTGTTCTAAATCCATCTTTATCATAAACCATCAAAGCATAGCGTTTCTTTGACACAAACAAACCCTTAGTTGCAACAACTTCACGACCTGCTTTTTGTAATGATGCGCCTTCATCAGTACAATGGAATGTTTTCTTCATATAATCAGGGAATGATTCATTAATATCATCGCCAATCTTGTCTGCATATTCTTTAATACTATCTTTATCAAACTTAAAGTCAGGATGTTTCTCTCTGAACTCTTCATTACCAATAGAACAATACACAGAATCGGTATCATTATATGTCTGACAATGACCATGAACAGCATATTCACCAATCATCAATTCATTAGCTTTTGCGGTTAAATGTTGAACAACTTTTCTTCCTGACAAAGTTGTAGAAGAACCTAAACGGAAATCATAGAACACACTATTTGAGTTCAATAACGCACCATAAGATGAGTTAAGGTTAATCTTTCTCAAGTATTGTTCCAAATCCCAATAATCTTGTTGTTCCTTAAAATATTTCTTATGTTTTGATAAGATAAAGTTATCAACAACTTCCAAATCATTATCAACCATAAATTGTTTTAATTCTTCAACACTATTATCAGAAATTAATTCATTCAATTTCTTCAAATCATATTCTTTATTATTGCCAGAATCAACACTTTGAACATCCGCTAATTGTTTTAATAATTCTTCATTATCAATTTTAACGCCCAATGCTAATTCTTCGTAATGAGTCATTTTTTTCTTAAATGCTTTACGTTCAGAATACCATTTTGTGAAGATTTGGTTTAACAAACCTTTCTTATCTGTTCTAAATATTGTTCCAAAAGCAGACATACTTAAATTAGAATTGTCATTAAATACTAAGTCATAAATTTCTCTCGCTTTTTTCTTAACAACTGGGCCATCCTCAATCTTTAATTCCAATTCTGTTTCAGATTGAGCCATAACTTCTTGATATTCAAGAGTACCCCAAACATCATCTCCTGCCCATGCCTTTCCCCAATCTGGTATTCTTTCATTAACCTTCTTCCATAAACCATTTTCTTCAATCTTTCTATAAAGATAAGGTTTTGTTAATGTTAAATTCAATTGACCAACAATACATTCTGGACTTAAATTTAAACTTCTCATAGTTGTCGGATAAAGTGAATTCATATCAAATGAAAACACCCAATCATATAATCCTGGTACAGGGTCAGCAACATATGCGCCAGGCGGAATCATACCATTGAATTCTTGTCCTTTAGTATCATCTTTATCTTGAACAAACTTATACGATTCATGAGCTTCATTAATAATCGCTTGGTCAACCCATGCCACTGTACCCATTGTTGCTTCCAATGTGCATTTAATATCATGACATTGACGGTTATGAATGTTAATATAGTTTAACTTATCATCAAGTTTCTTAACCAACATAGTATCTTGGCGGTTATAATCAATGAATAATTTATAATCTTCTCTATATAAATCATCTAAAGAACCTTCATATGCAACCTTGCGTTCACCAATTTCTAAATCAGCAATATTATCTAACTTATATGAATCTTTAACTGATGTTGCGTGTTTCTTATATAATATTAAATAGTCAACAGCCCACTTACCAATTAATGAATATGTAATCTTCTTTGAACCAAATTGTTCAACTTCCTTCATTTGTGGTGGCATATTCCACACATTTAATCTATTTGATTCACCCTTACCTAAAACATTTTCAATTCTTCTAATAATATATGGAATATCAAATCCTTCAGAGTTCCATCCTGAAATTGTATCAGCATCATCTAACAATAAAATAATACCTTCTAACAAATCTTTTTCATCTTTAAATAGAACGGTATTAGGAAATTCTGAACAAATCTTCTGTGCTTCATCAAAATCCATTTCTGATGGGCAAAGCATAAGAGTAAACTCTGTATTTTGCCAATCATTATAAATGGAAATAGCGTTGATAGGACAATTCGCCTTATCAATTAATTGGTCAACTGTTAAATATTCAAATCCTTTTCTGTCAACCTCAATATCTAAAAATGACTTATGTAAAGTTGGAGCTTTACAACCGTTATAATATTTGTAAAGAACCTTATTTGTTAAATTAAATCCCAACTCATATGTTTTAATACCAGATTCTTTATATTGTTGCATTAAAGAACCAGTTTGAACAACATTATCATAAGTAAGTTGCTTTAACTTCTTACCATTGGTTGCTTCATAATAACCATTTTCATCCTCAATATAATATTCAAGGACCAATGGATACTCAGTAGTACAGCGTTGGCCATTAACTCTTTCAGATACAAAGAGTTTATTTGTTTTCCTATCTAAATATGTGCCGACATACATTACCAAGTACCTCCATACATTACATTTGTATTATCTTCATCATCTTCTGGTTCTTCAACTGCGGGTTCAACCTTTGGTTGCTCAACTGGTTTATATACAACTGGTTGTTCCTCATAAGAATTAACTGGTTGCTCAACTGGTTTAACTTCTACATCTTTCTTCAAATCTTCAAGTTTTCTTGGAGTAATTTCTTTTAATATTTTTCTATTAATAGGAATAATAGTTTTAATTTCTTCTTTTGGTTTATTTTCAATTGTTTCATATGCCTTGGACAATTCCTCAGACATTAATTGCACAATAATATATGCTAAATCATCAAGAAATTTAACAGGTATTTTTATTTCTGCCATTTCCTGACGTTTTGCTTCTCTAACTTTATCTAAAAATGTTTTTAAAACATAATCTCTATTAATTTTAACCATCTTATACTCCATTATAGATGTATTATATCATAAAAAATGACTCAAGTCAATAAGATTTGAGTCATATAAATTAAAAAGTAATTAAATCATTACTTTGATTTTTTTGTTGCTTTTTTAGCTGTTGATTTCTTAGCTGGAGCTTTCTTAGCAGCTGGTGCTTTTTTAGCAACTGCTTTCTTTGCAGGAGCTTTTTTAACAGGAGCTACTTTTTTAACTTCAACTACCTCAATCTTTTCTTCTCTATTTGCTTGAATCCAACCAAGAACAAAAGGAAGAGCAATGATTAAAGCTAAAACTACAATAACTGTCATCATGTTTTTTATCCTTTGTTAAATTAAACTTTACTGTTTAACAGTGTTATTTATTATACCAAAATATTAAAAATCTATTCAATAATTTTATTCGTATATTTCACCAATCATTTGTTTATCGCACAAAACACACTCTTCACAATCAATATATGCAGCGTATGTCATCAAATGGCCACACTTGTTTACACCACATTCAACCTTTTCGTCTGTTTCCCAGCGTTTATCTTTAAATCTTTGTCTTAATTCCATTTGGTGTTTTTCATTATTATAATTACGATATAAAGTATCGGCTCTATATTGGATATTAAATAATCTATCCCACATATCTGGGGTTTCTTTTTGCTTGAACTTCTTTAAAAATTCCAAAAATAACTCTCTCTTAGGGAAAAATCCTGGAAGTATCTTATTCATTTTTTCTTTTGTCAATCCACCGAAACCGCATTGTTTAAAGAAAAAATTACAATCATATTCTTTAATCATTTTTACGAAATCTAACTCATCATTTAAATATTTCTTAATACAATCTTCACTTAAAATTGTAGTAATATTTAATTTAATATGCGGATACAATTCTCTAATCTTTTTCATATGAAATTTCCAAGTATCTTCCATTTTTTGTGTATGGAATCTACCAAGCGTATCATATGAGGTTAAAATCCATAATTCAGGTAAATCCCCAAACATCTCAAGCATTTCATATAAATCTTGTTGTTCACCAATAGTCAATGTGGCATATACCCAAATATGTTTAATATGCCCATCTAAATATAATTCCTTGGTTTTACGCATTAATTTCATAAATGCTTCTTTAACTTCAGGATTTTTCATTTGACCTTGAAAAAATTCCCCACCAAGATAACCAATAGTATCATATTCTGGATAATTGGACAAATCAGAAATTTTAGCAAGTGCCTTTTCACATGCAGATATTTTCAATTTATCTGGTGTAAATCTATTTTCTTGTTGTAAATAGCAGAATTTACAACCATTCCCGCATTCTTGCCAAAGTTCAAATTGTAATTGTTTTGCCATTATAACCCTTATTGTTTAAATAAACTTATCCACTGATGCCTATATAATTTATCTTCATTACAAGTCATATCTTCGTCTTTTTTAATTAAATAATTATCAAAAACCCATTTTACATGGGTTTTTAATTCTTTAGTTAAATCTTCATCAAATGGTTCTCTTCTTGTAAAGCCATCTGGAATGCATTCAATATACATTTCATAGACCATTGTTTTGTTATCACCCGCTAATGACGATTCAAACTTTGCTTTCAATGGGTCTATGAACTTGTATTTCTTACCCTTATAGGTAATTTCTTTAATGCTTATCGTCTTGTACATCTATTTTAGATTCTTTATGAAATACTTCTACATCTTTTTTTCAAAAGTTCTAATTCTATAGAAATTTTTCCAAGAATTTCAGTAATTTTATTCAACGAATTTACAACCATTTCTTCAAATGACATATTATTCTCCTGTTTCTTTATTATAAATTGGATGGCCCATACACCATGATTTAACTTTTCTAGCAATATCATCAAGAATTAAACCATTCATATCAGAATCATAGTCAATAGTTCCATCATCCTTGACTCTCAACATGCCAACGCCTTCATAATCAAATGTTCCACGAAGAAGCTCAATGATTGATGATATAGTATGCGCAAACCATTTACAATCATTATCATTAGCACCTCTTGTTGTAACAGCTGCTGTCCCAATTCTTAAACCAGATGTTTCCATCTTTGGTCTTGTATCACCTTTAACAGAGTTCTTATTAGCAATAATACCAACACTTTCTAATACAGTTTCTAGTTGAGCTCCTGTAAATGGCTCATTCTTCAAATCAAGAAGAATAAGATGATTATCACTACCATTTGTAATCATTCTTACATCATGGTCTTTAAATACTTCAACCATCGCTTGAATATTTTCTTTAACTTGTTGAATATATTGTTTAAACTCTGGTTGTAATGCTTCATTAAATCCAACAGCTTTGGCAGCAATCATATTATTTAACGGTCCTCCTTGTAATCTTGGGAATACTGCAGAGTTAATTTTCTTGATAAGTGCTTCATCATTAGTCAGAATTAAACCACCACGACCACTTCTTAATGTTTTTTGAACAGTTGATGTAACAACATCAGCATAAGGAATTGGTGATGGATGTTCTTTGGCAGCAATTAAACCAGCAATATGTGCCATATCAACCATATAAACACAAGCATCGTGTTTTGTCATTACAGTTGTCTTACCATTAAATTCAATAGTTAATTCACCATTATCCTCAATTTCTTTATTACATTTTTCTCTGAAATCATTATATTCATCAACAATGTCTCTAATTCTTTTAAAATCAATTTCTCTTGGATAAGCAGAACCACCAACGATTAATAATCTTGGTTTTTCTGAATATAATTTTTCTTTTAATTCGTCATAATTTAAGAAACCATCATCAGTTAAACCATATTCTATAACATTGTAGAAAGTACCTGCGAAACCAATTCCTAATGAATGCGAAATATGACCGCCTTCATTTACGCCCATAGCAAGAATTGTATCGCCTGGCTTGCAAGTTGCCATATAAACTGCTTGATTTGCTTGACAACCAGAGTTTGGTTGAACATTAGCAAACTTACATCCAAACAATTCACATGCTCTGTCAATAGCGAGTTGTTCAATCTCATCTATAATATGGCATCCACCATAGTATCTTTTACCAGGGTATCCTTCACTATATTTGTTAATTAAAGGAGAACCACAAGCATTTAATACTGCTGGAGACATATAGTTTTCACTAGCAATAAAGCAAAGTTCATCTTCTTGTCTATTTGTTTCTTTATCTATTAAATCAAAAATAACGTCTGTCATTACTATTCCTTACTCTTCTATGTTGAAAATGGTATCAAATCGTGCGGCATACAATACTCTTTTAACTCTATCTTTTGCACCTTTAATAGCCAATTTAACACCACATTCATTTGCTGCATCGCTTGCAATAACAAGCATGCCCATAGCAGCAGAATCCAAAAAATTGCATTCAGAAAAATTTAAATACATTTTCTCGTATTCTGCTTTTTTAATTTTCTTAACAATTTCAAGAAATTCATCATGGTCGTTATATATAAAATCACCAATAATGTGAAATTCTAAACCACTTCTTACCTCATTTGTAGTATATTTCATCTTTTTCTTAACCTTTTTAAGTTTTGCTTACGGGCTTTCTTTGCTTTAGCACGATTTCTTTGAACACGTTGATATTCTAAATCATACTTATTTTTCATTATTTCAAGTTGTTTCAACCCACTAGCAATATATAATTGTCTTAGTTGTTCTTTTTCTTCATCGGTAGCATCATACTTCAAATTCTTGATGTAATCATCTGCTTTTCTTTCAACTTCTTCTTTATTGATTTCAAATATCTTTTCCATATTTTACTTCCCACAATATTTGCATTTTGTGTATGTTGTTGTTTCATATGTTACTGGTTCATAAACAGTTGTATATGTTGTATTCTTATAAATTACTTCAACTGGTTCAGAAACAGTATATTGTAATGCTCCATTATAACAACTTGGATATACACACTTATAATCTTTATGTTGAACACACGCTGTCAAGCACAACGCCAAAGCTACTACTGCAAAATATTTTTTCATTTTATGCCTCCATTTGTTTTCTTTTGCTTTCAACCTTATTTGCTCTAATATGACCTTTAACCCGATTTTCTACATCATCTAATTCATCTAGAAGGATAGCGCATGCATTCATTAGAGCATTAATTCTGCGCTTATCATTTTCGTCATCAGCATCACAAACTAAAAGTGTTTCTAATTTTGTATCCAATGTTTCCATGCATTTACGTAAGTCCTTATGAACTTCTTTCCATGCTTCTACATCATAGTTAATTTGTTCTACTTCTTTCTTTTTCTTAAACATTATTTACTCCTTAATCTCTAAAATCATATGTCATATTTAATTTTGCACCAGATGATAAATTTGCTAATTTTTGAAATTTATCGGTGTAATATTGTTCGTCATATTCAGTACTCAACGGAATTTCTATCTCTCCTTTTGATGTGTAAATCTTAACCCATGGTTTATCACATGTATACTCATTCACTTGCCCATTAACTCTTGTCATTTTCGTTAAATACTCAATTTTATTAACGGTAATCATTTCTTCTTCTCCTTACTTTTCTTCTTTGCTTGTTCTTTTTCTTTTGCTTTCTTCTCCCTTTTTTCTTGTTTAGCTTTTTCTTTAGCTTGACGTTTTTCGTCAACAACAATCTTAACCCTCATACCATTAACAGTAACTGTATCATTATCTGCAACCTTAATAATTGGAATTTGTATTGGCTCACCAATAATTTCATCAACCAACCCCAGTTTCTTACATTCATCGGCGTTCATCCAGCACAAATCATCTTTCAAACGTTCACGAACTTCTTTTTCTGTCATCTTTGTATTTTGGACATACATCTTAACAATATTATTAAAATGTTCTTTCCAGTTATCATTTGTTCGTTCAATTTGTTTAAATGTATGGACTTCCTCACCAGTTGTACCTAAATGCATTAAATGATTACCATACTTATAAATTGCTCTATGGTCACCATGAATAGCTAACATACTCCCGCAAGAATATGCTCTACCTAATACTACAGTATAAATCTTTATACCTTTTGCCTTTGCAATATCAATTAATGTAAGTAAATTATATAATTCGTGACAATAGCCACCATTTGAATTAATATAAAACCAGATAGTAGGATTTGGTTTATCCTCTTCTTCTTCAATCTTCTTAACTAAGTTTGGAACAACATTTTCTGAAATAGATGAATCAAATTCTCCTAAAATATAAAATTTTCCATCTTTATCCATATAGTTCAATGTTTTATTTTTAGCATTTTCATCCAACAGTTCTTCCATAATAACATTACTCCTTAATTTTTGATTCGATACCTAAATCGGAAAGCATTTCTTTCATTCGTCTTGCTTGAGATGGATAAAATTCCATTGTTCCATCATCTTTCCAGTACTCTCTAACCCATCTTTTCAACTTTTGAATTAATTTTTTATCCCTATCTTCAACCAATTTGCGAACTGGAATCTGATTTAACTCTTCCAAAAAATCTTTTGGATTATCATAATATTCGTTGATAAGAGTTTTCTCACCATTTTCGTTCATAATGCTCTCCTCACATTTATGATTGAATAATATCACACTTATTTTTATTTGTCAAAAATATTAAATTATCTTTTAATATAAACGAATGGAAGCCCAACCCTTTCATCGTTTGCTTCAATTTGTTGCTTATAATCCATTACTTCAGATAATAAATCTAAAGAGTTTCTACATTGTACATACATAAGCATAATTGTTAATGATGCTGTAATTAAGTCATCATGTAATCCTGGACCAATGGCTGAATAATTAACTTCTTTAAGGGTGAAGTTAGATAATTGCTGAACATATTCTTTAGAATTAATAATCATTCTATTATGTTCCAACGCATTCTTAAGTTGGGCGCACGCCATTGTCTTTGTGCGTTTAGTTGTTGTAAAGCCCATTCTTTTATTACCTGTTTCAGTAATAAGAACGCCACGTTTAATATAATCTTGTGGGGTCAACCCTCCAACATTTTTTGATTTCTCTCTCAATGAACAAATAAATCCTTCACCAACAGAGTTATTTTCCAATGACCAGTAAATTTCAGGACTACGACAACCTTTAGCTTTAAGGTCAGCATACATCCATTCAATTAAATCTTTCAGTTTTTCAACTTGGTCATTTTGATTAAGATTGTCACTCATCCATTCAGCAACTTGAATAAATGTAGGAAATTCAAATACTTGTATTGCTGCAAAGTCACCAGAGACACCCATAGAAGGGTCAATAGCAACCAAGTATTTCATATGCTTATCTAATTCTTTATAGAATCGTATATCTTCATTTACTACAAACGAATATCTCTTATCACGAGTTTCTTCTATTAATCGTCTCATAGTTGCAGAATCAACTAGTGTTCCAGATTTACCAATAAATTTACAATTATGTACTAACGTGTCATTGGCGTAAAATCTGTTTACACCATCAACTTCAAGCACATCATAAACTTCTGTATCACCATCTTCTTCTATAGAAACAATTTTAATAAAACCATCTGTTCCTAGAATTTCATCACCAACTTTAAGTTTTGATATTGGCTTAGATATGAACCAATCCACAAATAACTCATGGTCATTTGTAGCAGTTATACTATTACCATTATCAAATGTAACTTTATATACTTTTTGAATACCATTAAAACTAATACCAGAAAATGTCTTATATCCAGTATTAGTTAAAATCTTATATCCAAACTCATTATTCTTTTTATTCATCAATCCTAATAAAGTTTTTTAATAATTTATCAATCTTAATTTGGCGTGTTTCTTCTGCACCATAGATAATTGATTTAAAGATAACTGTATCTTTAATCATATCAATGATTTTGTATTTCTTTGTTCTTTCTTTATTTTGAATTAGTTGTCCAATCTTTATATCATCAAATGTCATTTTATATATCCTTTCTGAAAATATGAACTGAATGAATTTATATCTTTTTCTAAATTAGCCAAGTTCCATTTCTTTAAATATTTAGTTAATTCTATACCCACACATGACTTTTTTGGCTCAGATAATTTAGTATTTAAATAGTTCATTACTTCTGTTTTTATATCTCCTGGTAATTCTTTTAAATCAATAATTGATTTGTTCTTTTCATAATCTTCCTTAACAATATGTTTATTACCAAATGGGTCTTCCCAAGAGCTGTTCATAAATGTTGTCCAATTATATCCCTTAACATTTCTATCTAAGAAAGCATCTCTAATACCAACTTTTGTCTTAGATGATTTCTCTCTAACACCTGGGTATGCGCTAAAAATATTATCTGACTTATCACCACGAATACATTTCATAAACAAAGCATATTCAACCCAATCATTATAAGGAATTAATTCATTTACCAACTCTGGTTGTTCTTTTGGTACAGAGATTTTACCATCTTTTAACTTAAAATACAATGGTTTATTTTTCTCTGAATCTAAAACACATTTGTTACTAACAATTCTATCTTCCATAGAATTATAAATGAAAACATTGTCATTCAATAATTGTACAAAATCGTTATCAGTAGATAAAATAACAATTGTATCATTTGGATGTAATTGAATAAAACTACAAATCAAATCATCTGCTTCAATATTAGGATATGATAACAATGGAATATTTGTTTTAGTATCAATAAACGGTAAGAAATCGTTTTCAAATACAGAAATTAATGCTTCATCACGCTCAATTTCATATGGAGTTCTTTCTTGTAGTTTTTCTATACGATTTGCTTTATACAATGGATATGCAGATTTTCTCCAAGTGCCGTTTCCATCTCTACAAGCGATGACACAATCTGGACTAAACTTATCACATGCTTTCTTAATCATAGAAAACATTGTGTGTAAGCACAATCCCTTACACATATTAATATCTGGGTCATTAATTGTATGTAATGCCCTAAAAAATAAATTATATGTATCAACTAAAACGTAAACTGCCATCTTAACCTACTATAAATGTGTTTTTAACCTTTTTCTTTTTAATATATTCTGGTCTATCACCTTCTAAATCCAAATCACCTGGCTCTACATTTGATGCAAAAACTTGGCTAAGCCATGATTGAATAATATCATCATTAGAATTACCACTATAACCTTGAGATTGCAATTTTTTAATGAAATAATCATTATAAACTATTTCTGTCTGCATATTATCTGGGTCATTGTTCTCATCATAGTTGAAATGAATTTTAGCCCAAGGATTTTGGTCTATGTCATTCATTTGTTTCTCATATTCTAAATCATCAATTTTATTAAATTTCTTATCTAATGCTAAAAGTTTAATCCTCTTTTCCTTATCGTCAGAATCATATTCTAATTCAATCAAACCTTTTAACTTTGTATACTCATCAATCTTATTATACTTAAAATCTAATTCAAGTTTCAATTCTTTAAAACTTTTAGATGATTCTTCTGGATGTAGCTTTTTTAATTTAGCTAATTCCTTTTCATAAGTGTTTTTTGATAAAAATTTAAGCATGCTTTTCTCCTAACTTTGCTATATTATATATTAAGTTTTTTATAAAGTCAATAAAAAATAGAGCCATTTCTGGCTCTATTTTTATTTTTATGTTTTATCTTAGTCAGATAAAGCACCTGTAGCAACAACTCTAATAGGAATGTAGATTTGTTCAACACCCTTAGAGATTTCAATTGCAATAGCTGCCCATAATTCTTTACGATTAATTCTTTCAGATGTATTTTCTGATTCAACTTCAAGAGCATAGTCATAAATTTCACCTGTTCCAACGAATGTATTCAAGATGTCTTGTAATACTTTATGGAATTCATTACGTAAAGATGGGTTGTTAATTCTGAAGAAGAATGGTAAGCAAGCTGCTTCCAATTGTCTCTTCAATCTTAACAATGTAATGATTGCATGTTCATCAGACAATGAACTTGTTACTGGATTTTCTGTTGCTTCACCCCAGAATAATAACCCTGTATTTCTACGTGGCATAATTGGGTTGATGCTTTGAGCTGTACAAACTTCACCTAATCCGTCATTGATTACAACTGAAGCATATTCTTGTTCATCTGTAATATAACCAACTGAAGCTAAGTTTGTAACTTGACCATTTTGTGTACCAGCTGCGATTTGACCTCTTGGTAAGACCAACAAGTTCTTCATCTTAGCAACTGATGATGGAACAGCAATTTCAGCACCGTCAACATTGCTTGTCAAACCCATTGGTGGGTATTGTCTTGTAACGTATTCGTTTTTCAACACTCTTCCTTCAGCACCGTGAGAAACTGCATTATTTACATTTGTTCCCCATTCTTGGATTGCTTTACCATCTGGTTTCAATGTCTTTGGACAATCTGTGATGATTTCAAACATTTCTTTCTTATCAACATTCAAAGAAATCAATTCATCATCAACTTCTGGGTAGCCAGGGCAGCATGCAAAGAAGAAGTCATAATCATATGTTCTGATGTCTTCGTTTGAAACGATTGCTGCGGCCAATGCTTTAATGACCATCTTTCTTTGAGCATCTCTGCCAAATAATCCTGAGCCATCTGCTGCATTACCTGAAGCACTTACCCATCTATCCATCTTTGTTGTATCTAATGTGCTTGTATAGTTACCAACTGTAAATGTTTTATCATCAGCATCATACAACCCTTCAAATGGAGTTTTCTTGTATTCTTTTACGTTATTTGTTGAGAAACGTGTATTGAACAACAAGATGCCCTTTGGATATGCCAATGGATTTGGACAATCTGGGTCTACATCATCTGATTGTAACAAGTTGGATTTAACTTCGCCATTATCATTAACTTCATATGTTGGTTCTGCTGAACCTGCATAGTATCTAGCATCAGCAAAGACAACGCCATCTGGAGTTGTTTGGTCTGTGCTATCAACCAATTCCCAAGCTCCGCCAACGAAACGTTTGATTTGTGGGAAGTTAATTGTGTTAACCCACAATGAATTTTCTGTAGCTGTTACTGGTTCTTCAGATGCGACAAAAATCTTACCTGTTTCACCATAACCTCTCCAGTAACCATTTCCATCGTTAACCATAATATCAACTTTCAAGTCATCATTAAACCATAATGTACCTTCAGCTGCTTTATCTCTTGGTTCTTTCATAGCAACTTCAATGTTCTTTGCAGGAATCCATTCACCAGATTCTTTATCACCTTCGTAAACATAGATTTTACCGCTTGTTGCGTCTTCATCACAAACGAAAGCATAAACACCGCTAATAATGTTATCACCATATAAAGATGAAGCATCTTCTAATGATTCAACCAATGGTAATTCAATTGATTCCCATCTTTCTGAACTTGCAACCCATCTCTTAAGAGCATATGCTGCACCGTTATTTGTTGATGTTGTTTTAACCCAAATATCATTGACTTCTGGGTCTTCTGGATAGTTGATTGCAGAACTATGGAATACTGTTACGCCAGTTCCTAATAATTCCCATGTATCGTTATATCCTTTTACATAAACTTTTTGTTCACATTTTGTTGGTTTACCTTCTGCATCTTCACCTTTATCAAACCAAACTGCATAATCACCTTCTTCACCTTCTGCTGGAAGTGGTTCATGGTCATACAATTCAATACCTTCAATAATATCCCAAGCTCTTGATGCTCTTTCGTCACCATTATTTGTGAATAAACCTAATGATGTGTTGTAAATATCCAACCACATTGTTCCGTTTTTAACGTTTGATGTTGGTTCTTCTTCAGCTGCTGATAATTGTTTCAAGTCAATGTCTGCTCTTAAAGCATATGCCAATGATGTTGAACCCATTGCATCAAACAAGCCATACAAACCATATTCATTTCTTTCATCACCTTGTAAAACTGTTCCATTGTCTTCATAAAACTTTGGAGCACCAAATTTGTCAATTACATCTTTACGAGAAGTAACAACGGATACTTGGCCTGCCAATGCTTTTGTTGTTCCTGTAGCAATTTCACCAGTTGTTTCATCAATTATCTTGTCTTGTTCTGTTGCAAATACATACAAAGGAATTAATGTATCAATACCTGCAGCATAAGCACTTTCGTCAACAATTGATATATGTGTTTTAGCTAATTCTGCCATTTTTTCTCCTTAAATATTTTGTTATAACAAAACCCTTTAATTATATAATTAAAGAACTTCAAAATTATTTATGGGGCATATAATAAAAAAGCACCCATAATAGGTACTTTTTACAATTAAGTTATTGATTTTATTACATTTTATATAATAGAAAACAATGGTTTCCCATATTCTACTGGGTCACCATCTTTAACTAATACGGCCCTTATTTTACCGTTCATATTGGCCTTAATTGGGTTAAATGTTTTCATTGCTTCAATTAAACATACTTCTGTGTCTTCATCAACGGTATCTCCAATCTTTACAAATGGAGCTTTATCTGGTGATGGACGCAAATAAATTACACCAACGATAGGAGAAACAATAAATTTTTCCTCTGGTTGCGGATTAATAGTTGTCGTTACCTCGGGTGTTTCTACTTCTATTTCAGTTGGTTGGACGGGTGCCGCTTGTGGTTGTGTTTTACCAACAACTCGTATCTTAACATCGTCCGTTTCATAGGAAATTTCAGCTAAATCGTTTTCAGATACATTTTCAGCCAATTCCCCGATGAGATTTAATGTGTCCTTATCAGTCATTGTAATAATATTTATCCCATTTCTGTTAAACTGTCTAACCTTCTACGTGAACATATTATATAATAAGAGATATTAAATGTCAATAATTATTTCATCATGTGTGAAAAAGCGTTTTTTATACTAGTTTTAATCTCATTACCTTTTTCATCAACCAATTGTATAACAGATTCTCCAGAAATGCAATTATATTCTCGTTCAAATCTTTCTTCACCAATAACTTTTACTTCTTTTTCAGCCCATTCTTTAGATTTAAATGGTGATTTTTCCCATGTTGCAAATACATTTTGGAATCCATTAACACCAATAGGGTCTTTCTTAACTATTTTATAACCTTCTGGATTTCCTATAGAATTAAGATATTCTCTTCCCTCTTCTTCTGACTTAAATAAATGGAAGTCATCGTATAATTTACCATTTATTTCTATTATATAATCAGATGGTATTTCAATTCCCTTATCATCTGATTTTTTAATTGCACCAGACCATATACTATAGAATAAATCAGTTTCTGAAATAGGTGTTGATGTAATAATCAACTTACCGTGAGATGCGGAAAGAGCTGGTGTAATAGATGCAAAAAATTCATCTTGCTTACCACGAGCTTTTGTTGGGGAATCTTGTGTGCCAACCAATGCGAACTCATCGCAATAGATTAATGCAGGAGAAAGACCACGAGCAGCTTTATTGTTGGATGCTCTACTAAAGATTCTTGAACCATTATCAAACCAAAGCTCTGATTCATTCATCTTAGTAAATCCTCTTTTAATAAAGTTAGGACAATACTCATACATTAACTTTATTGTAGTAAGAATTTCGTTGGCTGAACGCATATCCTGAGATGTAATAAGGATTTGTTTTGTTGGAAATACTGTTGCAAACCATAAAATATAGATTGCACTAGTAACTGTCTTACCATTCTGGCGGCTACATAAGAAAATATTTCTATCAAAGTTATTTGAATCAAAAAGCATTTCTTTCTGATAATCAAATGGATTATATAATTGAATACCATTACGGTTTACATACACACAATGTGTTGAAAACTCCAATAAGCCATTTATTGGGTCATGTATTCTTTTATATATCTTTTGTTGCACTGGAGACATCTTCTTAAAAGGATATGTCTTCTTTATTGCACCATTACCAGCAGGTAATTGATATTCAAAATTTTCCATCATTATTCCTTAGATACGATTATTTACCTTCTAAATATTACAAACAAAGGATTAAACAATAAATAATTTTATACAAGTACTTAGGAAAAGAAAATATGGAATACGCTTCATTAAAAAATGATATACTATCTATATTGCATAGCAGTGACTATGACTTTATTTTAAAAATGTATGACCAAGATGGCAACACAACATTAGATGCTGAAAATGCTCAATGGTTATATATCAGTAATAAAAATATCATGATTAAAATGCCTGTTACAGAAGACCCAACATTGTGCTTCTGGAAAGATACAAAAACAGAAGACAAAACAATCATTAAAGTTATCCAACGTGTTAGAGAAATATCAATATTAAATGGCGTTACAGTTCAAATAAGAAATTATAATAATTTAGATAGAAGAAAAATTTACAATATTATTAAATCATCTCTAATGAAGGATAGCAGCATGAATGAATCTGTACAACAAAGAGTTTCAAAAGCATTATATGAATTATCAAATATAGTTGCTAATACAAAAAGACCAAGTGATTTTTATATTAATGAAGCATTATCCGTACAAAACAAAAAATCATTTATCAATGATGTTATTACATCAGTTACAAACATTGATGCTTTGAATAAAAAACCTATTGCTAAATTATTATCAATGACAATGATGGAATCATCATATAATACAATTAAATTTATTGCAAAAGCATTTGAAGAAAAACAACCTGAAGAATATAAAGCATTAGTTGAAAATATTGAAAACATTGAAAATATTGGTAACTTTGTTAAACAAAGATATTTAAAAAATATTGAAGTTAAAAAGACCCCACATGTTATTAAGGTTCTTGAAAATGTTATCGTATATCCAGTTAAAACAAAATTAGATAAAGAAAATTTAATTAAAGCATATAATCATTTAGTTTCTGTTTGCGAAGGCGCTAAATCTGGAACAGATTTATTAAGAATTATTAGAAACAATAAATTATGTGAAACATATAATGTATCAAAGAATGATTTGTTAGATATGTGGTTATCAAAATCTGTAAATGAAAAGATTGAACCAACAACATTATTGGTATTTGAAAGTGTTGATGGAAACAAAATTACATATAACATTGATATGAAAACTTCATATAAACAATTGGCCGAACAATTTAATAAAAATGGATTTAAAGAAGACGAAATTTCAAATAATATTGTTAATGAAACATTAAAATTAAATGGATTGATGGATTTAATTGAAAATTATTCAAGCAATACATCAATTAGAAAATATGCTTCATTATTAAAAGAAATGTATGTTAAATGCGTTGAAAGCATCAACTCTGGTAAATCTTCTGAAATCAAAACATTAGATTATTCAAGAGAATTGGCATTGTTAGAAGGTAAAGTTGGATTCAAACATCCTGGTTTGAAATACATTGCAATGTATGAAGCAAAAATTAATGACGATAACAATATGGCACAAACAATTGAAAAAATCAAAGATGAAAAGATTTTAAGAGAAGGTTTAGCTATGGTAATGCCTTATGGTAAAACAAAAGACATTGCTCGTTCAATCATTAAATCAAATATTTGTAAAGTAAAACCTTTGAAAGAAAATAAAAATGATAAACTTTCAGCAGTTAAGGTTTTATTTGATAATATCTATTCTACAAATGTTGAAGCTAAAAATGCAGTAGATGATTGCTTATTCTTTATTGGTGCTTCTCCAAAGAAATACTCAAAAGAAAGACAGATATTTGTAGAAACACTTAAAAAATATATTATATAAATTTAAACCCTCCAAAAGGAGGGTTTTTTATTCAACTGTGGTAATATATGACCTAGAATTAATGTCATCAGCTGTAACTCCAACATATGACGTTGGTGTAATTTGGTTAATTGTTGTATATCCATTATATGTATTGTTAACTGAGCTAGTAACAAAAGATGTTGAAGCAAAATTATTTGGTGATACTGATACAGCTACTTGTTCCCGAAAAAAGATATGAGGTTCATAGCAAGCATCACACAAATCTCTGAATTTTCTTACCACTGCTTCTTCTGAAAGTTCTGGATTTGTCAATTCTTTAATACATTCTTCATACTTTTTAATATATTTGTTGCAACAATATTCATCTGAACAAGAAGATTTAATAGTGCCAATTAATACCTTATCCAAGTTTTCTCTATTTTTTGTAAGCAAATAATCAACAACCCATTTCTTGTGCGTTAAAAACTTAACAATACATTCAACAGTATCATAACTATAGTGATTTGGTAAAACAGTTAAGATATAATCTAATGTTTTATGCTTGAAATCACTTTCATTATGGAATGGGGTATTACTTGCCAATTGACGAATAGAGTGAGCTGGTAAGTATTTCCAAATATCCCCATGTAAGTATGGTAACAATGTAAAGTTATAAGAAAGCATTAAATATTGAACATTGTACCGTAACATATTTGAGCGTCTATATGCTTCTTCAATAACAACTCTTAACATATTGCGTTCATTTAAGATAGAAAGTATTGGAGCAATATAATCGCTATACTTTTCATCATTAATCAAGCTAGGATTATGTTGAACATTTTCAACCATTTTGTTTATATTAATGCTTCTATTTGGGTTTCTATAGTCACCAAACCAATTCATGATACCAGCACGATTGGTGCGCTTTTCAACCAATGTCAATTCTGGATGCATATGAGGGTCATACCCACCAAATTTAGCATCTTTAAGATTCTGTAAGAATACTTCTCTTGAGACACCGTTGATTGCTTTAGTTCTTAAGGCAGCAATAAACACATCAACTACATCACAAAGACGAGCAATATACTTATCAATACCATCAGTTGAGTACAAGAAATCTCTTGGGCCACGCCATTCTAATGTGCCTTGTGGATGAATACGCAGTACTCTATATTTGTCATCATAGAAATATTTTGCCATTTCAACATAATCACTTTTAAGGAAACATTTACCAATATTTGTCAAATATTCAATATTGGCGTATCTATCGTTATAAAAATGAACGTCATGTGTAAATAATTCCCCATCTTTTTTGAAGGAAAATTCAGTAAACAAATTAAATGCACGAGGATTTGTAGCAATATACAGCAAAATCCATGCTACATCACCATCAGTAATGCCGTCATATGAAAAATGTGTATGGAATCCGCATGTTTTATTAATAAAAATTCCATTATCATTCAATTCATATAACATCTTTTTAACCTTGCTTAAAACAGCAGGGGTAAAATTTAAAATTGGTGAAGACCATTCAAAGCTGGTGTAACCATCATAATAGTCCCTTACAGAGCCATCATAATGCACATTTCCATAAAAACCATATTCATTTTTGAAATGGTTTTTAATATTATAATAAAAATCATCTAAATCTTCATCCCCAACTTCATTGAGATAATTACAACATTCATCGTTATATTCCGATGAAGAACAATATATATCATGAGCAGCGAATGCTTCAAGTTCAAAGCCAAATTTAAAAGAATTTCTTAACATATAATACCACCTTTCTTAAGACATTTGTATTATACATCAAAAAAATCAATTTGTCAAGTGAAATTTAACCCTGGAATTTCTTGATTATATCTTCTTTTTTAATAGTTTCGCCATATAATTGATAAATTTTGTTATTAAGCCAATCTGGTAGATATATTTCTTTTGTATTCCTATAACAAAGAGAGAACCCAGCAGATAAGGCATCAAATGATACTGGGATATTTTCAATAATATCTAAACATTCATCTTTTGTCATATATCTAAAGCATTGAACCATTTTAGCCATTAATGGTGAATTATACACATATTTAGACATTGCTTTTAATTCCTTAATAGGCATTGGCTGGTTTATACTAGAGCATAAATCTTTTATGTAATCATTTTCTACATATGCCAATGCAATTGCAAGGATTTTATTAGGTACTTTTTTACCATTTTGTAATAAGCTAACTATTGATTTACATATACTATTTCTTTCTTCTACGGCCAAATGAACAAATCCAGGAGCTAATTGGGAAATAGTCATTTTATCCAATTTATATACCATCATAGGATTATCAATAACTTTAAGGAACATATTTCTCAATGATGTTATTTTTCTTTCAACATTCTTATCAAATAAGCCATATTCAGAATTATAACTATTAAGTAAATTGAGTAAGTTATCTTTAGAATAGTCACCAGCTGTTGTGGAATCTAAAGCATTTCTCATCCAACTAATAAAATCATATAATAATAAGAAGAATGATTTGATATATTCATCGGAATAATCTTGATTTAAGAAGTCACGTGGACTTCTCCATTCCAATGTACCTTGTGGATGAATTCTCAATGCTCTATACTTTGTTGTATTTAAAAGTTGATTAACTTCTTTCAAATTATTTTTTTTCAACGCCGCTGCAATATCATAAAGATAATCTGTTTTTGCCCATGAGCTAAAAAATTCTATTGGGTCGTGTTTTCTATCAGCTTTATCTTTATTTCTATCTGAAAGAGCATGTAATTCTTGAATTTTTTTAGTCATATCTTTGTCTAATGCTAATTTAATCATAATCCATTTAGCATCATCTTCAGATATATCATTAAAAGAAATATGGGTGTGAAATCCACAATCACGTTCTATATCACAAAACTTTTTAACATTCTTTAAAAAACTAATACTATGTGCAATAGCTTCTGGTGTAAAGACCATTACTGGACTTCTCCATTCAAAACTTCCAGCGGCTAATGACCCATCAAAAGCAAAACCTTTTGATTTTGATTTAATCCATTTAGCATCATCTGGAAAATATTTTGTAATATTTAACTTTTCTTCAGCTTTTTTAAAAATCTCACCATCTTCTATTAAATTATCAAACTCATCACCATAAGAATTTTCAGCTTTAAATTCTAGATAATCCCAATAAGTTTCTATTTTATTATTAATATACTCGTCAGAATTATATAAATCTACTAAACCTAATTCAAAAACAGCATCTTCAACAAATTTATCAAACAATTCATCTTTTTTTATAGGTATTTCATCTAAAAGTGAGTTCTTTAGATATGCTTCTAACTCAAAACCAAAAGTAAAATCACCAGCTAATAGTTTTTCATCTAATTGTTTCATTAATAACTCTCATAAATGCTATATAAAATTATTTATTCATTGGTATTCTGTAGTAATAAATATCTTATATATGCAAGGATTTATTAATGAAACTCAAATTATACGAATCTGGTATTAGAAATATGCGAGAAATCGCTAAAAATTATAACCACGCATGGATTTATTTTCATATTGACTTAGATGGTGTTACTTCAGCAATTGCTATGAAAGAATACTTAAAGCAATATGGTATCGCAACAGAAAATGTTGTACCTATGCAATATGGTGATATGGAATATGCTATTCAAAAAACACCAGATGGTATATTACCAGTATTAGTAGATTTTGCACATGGTAAAGTGTTTATGAAAATACATACTGACCACCATGATAAGCAAATCGCTTATGATAAAACAACCAACGCTTTCTCTAAAGCTAAATCAAATGCGGGCACCATTTCGGCTCAAATATCTTCAACAGATATTTTCTCTAAAGAAGATGTAAGAGTTATTGATATGGTTGACTCTGCTGGATATGCTAATGAAAACATTAGTGTTGATGAATTAAAGAATTATATATTTAATTATAATAAGGGTAAATCCAATATTGAAAACCATTTAAGATTTGGTATGGTTGTTGGTAAATTATTACTTGCATATAAAAATAAACCTGGCTTCCTAAAACAAGTCGTTATTGAGTCACAACCATCTTTAATGTCTATGTTTCAAGTTATGAAGAAAATTGTTAAAGACAATGGTTGGGCCAATTTAGATGAATTACAAAAGAATAGTGATTGGTATGCCAAAAATCAAGAAGAAAATAAAATTCCAGAAGGCGATATTGATACTATTAACCAACTTTCTAATGGTCAAAATACATTAGTTGGAAATACTATTATTCAAGTTGGTGGTGGTAATACAAGACGTTCTGGTGCTTATGATAGATATACTGCATTTAAATTATATCCAGATGCCAAATACTTTATTATGATTTGGGATTCTATTGGAATGATGCAAGTTTCAAAGAATAACTGGAATAAAGCTAATAGAACAGAAGATGCGCATCGCATTAATTTAGGTGAATTGGTTATTAATGATGTATTTAATAAAAAATATACACCAATGTTAAATAAAAAGATTTATGATATTTCTTTATTAGCAATTAAGAAAACATTAGAAACTAAAATTGAAAAAGAAGGTATTGAAGATGCTTTAGGATTTGATTATGATGAATTAAAAGCATTATTTGGTGAATTACCAAATGTTTCTGATAAACAAAAGGCTTTCATTGAAAAAGCTATGAAATTAAAACCACAAGAATTAATACCTAATGAAGATGACTCTGAAAAGAAAAAACAATTCAAAGAAAAAGTAATTAAATTCTTAAATGACTTTACTATTCCTTTACCAGAAATTATTATGAAAACTTCTGGTGGTCATCCTGGAATTACAAATTTATCTGGATTCCAATTCTTACAAACACAAAGAAGAATATTTGGTGCATTAAAAGGTGGTAGAAATCCTTATGCTCCTTTA